GCCTTTGCCGACGTCCAGCTACACCGCCCCGCCCACGGCTGCGACGATTGCCGATGCCGTTTGGGATGAGGCGAGCGGCGACCATCTGGCAGCGGGCAGCACGGGGGCTTCGCTCAATGCTGCCGGGTCGGCTGGCGATCCGTGGACGACGACACTCCCCGGAACCTACAGCGGCAGCCAAGCGGGCAAGATCTTGGCTGATATTCTGGTCGACACAGGCACGACGCTACAGGGCGAGTTGGACGGCATCCAGGCGGACACCGAGGACATCCAGAGCAGGCTCCCCACGGCCCTCGTAAGCGGCCGGATCGATGCGAGTGTCGGGGCGATGGCGGCGAATGTCCTCACGGCCTCGGCATTGGCTACGGATGCGGTCGGTGAGATCGCCGATGGTGTCTGGGACGAGGCGATGAGCGGACACACGACGGCCGGGACGTACGGCGGGCGGATTCCTCGGTCAGACACCAGCAACGTCGAGGTGAGAATCACGGGTACCGGACACATGGCGGCTGTCATCCATGACCTACAGCCCGCAGTGATTGACAACACGCATTTTGCAGCGGGTGCGATTGATGCCAACGCACTGGCAGCAAGTGCGGCAAGCGAGATCGCGACGGCGGCTTACACGGGCCAGATGACCGAGTCGTATCGTGCTGCGGGTGTTGCCCCGACGCTGGCCCAAGCCATGTTTGAACTGATCGCACAGATGGGCGATAGGGACATCGTGGGCCAAACTCTGACACTGCACAAACTGGACGGCACGGCAGCTAAGACCTTTTCTCTGAACGATGCCAACAATCCCACGAGTATCACTGAACTGACATGAACGGCAGTGCGTCAGCGATCATCAGCATGGGTTACGGTGCCTGGGGAAGTCCGGGACTGGTTCTCACGCTGGGCTATGGGATCGGGGCTGCTGTTGCAGAGACACCGACACCGGTCTGGCGTGCGAGGCTACGGCCTGAGACAATGCGATCCATCCGGCCCGACGTGGCACGGGGCAGACAGCGGCCAGACGTGGGGAGGGCTTACCGATGATTGCGGCGGAACGCGTGCTGTGGAAACACCCGGACGAGTCGGTCCTATTTGGGTTGGATTTTGGCAACCTGTTGGCCAGTGCCGAAACGCTGTCATCGGTGACGGTCACCGCGACTCCATCAGGGCTGACGATCGGTTCGCCATCTGTGCAGGCATCGGCCTTCGCTGATGAGTTCACCGGGGCACAGGTCGCGGCGAATGAGGGGGCGAAAGTTCGGATCAGCGGGGGGACTGCTGGGACGGATTACGTGCTGAAGTGCACGGCGACGACGAGCGGGAGTAACACGCGGGTGTTTGTGGCCACATTGCAGGTGAGATCGTCGTGAAAATCCGAGACCGAATAATCGAACTGCGGCGGGTGCCAGCCTCACAGCTCCAGCCCAACCCGAAGAACTGGCGAACGCATCCAGAATCGCAGCAGAACGCCCTGCGAGGCATTCTGAGCGAGGTCGGGATCGCTGGTGCGTGCATTGCCCGGGAGACGGCAGAAGGCGGCCTGATGCTGATTGACGGCCACCTGCGAACCGAGACGCTGGGGAATGAGGATATCCCGGTGCTGGTACTCGATGTGACCGAAGAGGAAGCCGACAAGCTACTCGCGACGTTTGACCCGCTGGGAGCGATGGCGGAATCAGACGCGGACGCCTTGCGGGCACTGCTGGAAGATGTGGAGACCGGGAGCCAGGAACTGGCCGACATGCTGACAGCGTTGGCGGAGGATGCGGGGATCATCGATGAAGACAAGCAAGCGAACGAGTCGACAGCCGAAGAAATCAATATTGATTCCTTCAACATGCAATGCAAGTGCCCACGGTGTGGCTTTGAATTCGATCCCCCAGAAACCTGATTGTGTGTGGATGCTGGAAGACCTGAAGGCAATCCCGAAGAATGGGCTGACGGTCATGTCTACCTTTGCGTGTGGCGGCGGATCATCGATGGGCTACAAGCTGGCCGGATGTGATGTGATTGCCGCGAACGATATCGATCCGGAAATGGCATGGCATTACAAGCGGAATCTGAATCCCAAGCATTATTTCTTGTGCCCAATTTCTGATTTGCTCACGGCAGAGTTGCCAAGCGAACTCCATAAATTGGACATCCTCGATGGTTCTCCGCCGTGCTCTACCTTCAGCATGGCCGGCAGTCGGGAAAAGGCATGGGGGAAGAAGAAGCATTTTCGCGAAGGACAGGCAGAGCAAGTATTGTCCGACCTGTTTTTCGATTACCTGAACCTCGTGGAGCGATTGCGCCCACGGGTGGCGATTGCGGAGAACGTCAAGGGGATGATTATCGGCAACGCCAAGGGGTACACGAAAATGGTGATGCAACGATTCCGAGAGATCGGATATCGGCCGCAACTTTTTCTGTTGAACGCAGCGGATTGTGGCGTGCCTCAGCGTCGTGAAAGGGTGTTTTTCTGTGCCTTGAGGGACGATATCAAACGGCCGGAATTGCGATTGAAGCCGCAGCATCGATGGATATCGGCCGGAGAAGCAACGATCGATTTGCGCGGATTGAATCATATTGAAATGGAGGACACCGCACCAAACAATACGGACAGGAAATATTGGCATCTGACCGATGTGGATTCTGATTATGGCAAGGTCCATAAAAGCATTAGTGGCAAGGATGGTTTTTGGAATCATAAAAAATTGTCGTCATCAGTTCCGTCCCTTACATTGACTGCTAACTCGGATATGTTCAATCACTGGGGTCAATGCAGGAAGTTGACCTTTCGCGAATGGAAACGACTCGGATCATTCCCGGATGACTATCATGCCAAGACAGACAAGATCGGCAAATATATGATTGGGATGAGTGTCCCGCCGAAGATGACAAAGGCAGTTGCAGAGGCAGTGATTCAGCAATGGTTGACCGCAGGGGGTGAAGGATGATCAGGCCGGCCGATGACAAGCCGCTGAAGGGGGGATTGGGGGGCGGTGCGAAGCCGACTCCCCCGCCTGTTCCCACTGTGGCACAGATCGACCCTCGAACACCGGGAAAAGATCTGCGGTTGATCGCGTCGGCTGTGCGGAAAGGCTGGGTGATTCCCGATGAGGCAATGACCGTCCTCCCGGCTGCCTTGCTGCGGGTGGCGTTGGATCGCAACGAGGAAGTCCGAGCACGTGTGAACGCGGCGAAGGTGGTCGTGGCGATGCACGGCCAGAACGAGCCAGCGATATCCGCAGCGGTACAGGTGAACGTGAACGGGACGGCGGACACGGTGGCGGCAATGCTCCAGGAGCCGGGATATGTCCGATGGGCACAGGGCGAGGCAGTGTCTGACACCGGCACTGTTTGCCCGGGCAGCAACTGACGGGCGGTTTCTGTTGCCTCGGCATGTCGCGGCTATCTCGGAAGCCATCTGCGACACGATCACCGGCAGGAGTGAGCCTATCCTGTTGATCGAGGCTCCCCCCCGGCATGGGAAGAGTGAGCTTGTCAGCAAGTTCCTGCCGGCGTGGTATCTCGGGGTGTGGCCCGATCGGCGGGTCATGCTGGCGGCATATGAGGCGACCTTTGCCCGTTCGTGGGGACGCAAGGCCCGGCAGGTGTTCGTCGAGGCGGCGTGTCCGGTGTTCAATCGCGGCTTGTCTCAAGACAACTCGGCGGCAGACGATTGGAGCACGACGGCAGGCGGGGGCATGAGCACGGCAGGCGTGGGCGGTCCGATGACTGGGCGAGGGGCACATCTGCTGATCATTGACGACCCAGTGAAGAACGCGGAGGAAGCGTTGTCTGCGACCACCCGCGAGAACCATTGGGACTGGTGGCAGTCCACGGCAAGCACGCGATTGGAGCCGGGCGGCGTGGTTATCGGGATCATGACCAGGTGGCATGAGGACGACATCTTCGGGCGATTGCTGAAGGGCGGGGGACAGATCCGGCGGCTGACGTTGCCGGCGCTGGCCGAGTCGGGGGACGTGCTGGGCCGACAGCCGGGGGAAGCCCTCTGGCCCGAGCGGTATCCTGTCCAGCGGCTGGAGCA